ATACTGTCAACAACACCCTCAAGTATCTGCTTAATGACTATGAAGATAAAAAATCCCATAACGATTGACCCTGCAATTGGGGCTCCGACTTCACCTATTAGACCAAATATCTCTTCCATGTAGTTATTTATAAGAATTGACTAGGTAAAACTAGGGCTAAAAAAAGGGACTTTGAAAGTCCCTTGTAAAAGTTGAACTAAGTCTTACTTTTGATGTGTGGAAATTGCCTTGATAACTTCTGCTTTAGAACCACTTCGTTTTACCTTAATGGTGTTCTTATCTGCTAAATCCAATAGTTGAACTTTAGTAAGTTTCTTAAGGTCAGCAACATTATGTGCTGATTCTTTTTTTACAACTGGTTTTGCAGATTTAACAGCAGTTGGTTTAGGAGCGTCATTCTTCGAAAAGAAGTGCATTCCTACTGCAATTGCAATTATTCCTAGTATTATATATTCCATTTTATTCCTCGTTAATGGTATTATTTATCCAATAAAGGATTCTTATCTTTCGCTTTGCCTATTGCAAGTGAAAGTATTTCTAAGTATTTATACAACTTAGCCCAGACTTTATCGTCTTGTGGTGTCGGTGTAAGTGATACTATGACTGAACAGATTGAAATGACAATCGGTATAATCATTAATAAATTCCAAATTCCCATGATAAAAGATATGATGCCTGAAAACATAAAAATCTCCTTTTTAAGTATTATGTACTTATTTAGGTTTTATAATTCTTTATTAGTTCCTATAGTGTATTTAGTCGTCAATTTCCAGTCTTTTTTCTCTTTAAAGGGGATAATTTTGATTTGTGATAGCGGTGCAATAGGTTCTTCAACCCTTTTAGGGTCTACAATAGATACTAATTTCCATTGTGCAAGTAGAGACACTATAGTGTTTCTTCTACCAATGTCACCTTCGTCTATGCTGGTTGGCTTACCATCGAGTTTGAATAACTCCTTGAAATGTGTAATGTAGTACTTACCACGTTTGTGTAATATGTGACATGATTGGAATAGTTCTTGTTCTTTGCGTGATGCTACACCTATTCTAGATAGGGTTTCTCGTATTTTTAGAAAGTCGTCTTTTTCGGGGAAGGTTATTTCCACGAGTTCGGATACTAAGCTCTCATTATCATTCATTGTTTTGTCCACCAATACTCATTCTCTGTTTCAATTCACGAACTTGTTTATCTGTTAGGATTTCCATATACTCTTTTGCTTTTGATGTGGAAATCTTATAGTAGTTCTTAATCGTGTCTATTTTTTTAGAGACATAAGGTTTTTCCCATGAACCAAACCTTTGTCTTTTTCTAAGAGTATTTAGTAAAAAGACATATTGGAGACGATTATCGAGGTGGCTTCGATTATTCATCTCATTAGTCATGAAAAGGGAATCTTGGTGGTAGGATAATGATTTGTTAATTAGGAATGGTGCATATGCTTTCTCTTCAACAGCATCGACCATGATATCTTTTTTATCATAGGAGACCGACTTGACAAAATCAAATGGATTTCTTTTAGACATCTACTTTCCTGTATGTTGTCCGAAGTGTTGTAGTAGTTCATCACCTTCAAGAGATTTACCAAAGTAAACAATTTCACCTGTCTCTCTAATCTCTCTCATGACAAGACCATCATTGTATTCAGTATCCATTACCGAACCATCGTCGCCTCTGTCATCATACCATAATGATGTTAATGAATGTGCATGAAGTGTCTTAACACCCTTGGCCCATTTTTCTGCAAGGATTAATCTCCTTTGTCTATCTACTGTATCGTCATATTGTGTCATTTCTTTTTCCTCTTGGCAAACTGTTTGTTTGCATTTCTTTGGAAACTCCATTCCCAAAATTTATTAATTGCGTTTCCAATCATTTCTTGTAACTTAAACATTTTTGAATTTACACTCACTCATAATCTCTGTTAGACATGCAGTGAAGTTAATCTCTGAGTCCATTGCAAATGCAGATTTGTATTGATAGTCTGCAATCACTAACACTGCAGCTGGTATTGATTGTGGTTCTAATCTCACTTCAAGTGCATTGAACACTTTACGATATAACGATGTGAAGTCTTGGTCACTATTCTGACCGACCCACTTTCTCATTGCACCCCAGTTCTTTTCCTGCAACATGTTTATTAAAGGGGTGAACTTCTCCTCAGTGAGCGATGATAGTAAACCCGAATCGATTGTTCCACTAACACCATATCTTTGTAATTCATTTAGGATACGTCTGAAGTCGGGAAAGAATCTCATTATAAGTTCTGCAATAACCTTATCATCATAAGTAACACCTTCAGTATCTAAGATAGTCTTAACTCTTTTCATAAACTGTTGTGCAAGTTTAGGTTTCTCTGATGGAGATATCTTAAAATCTATTACAGTTGTTCTTGAGTGTAAGGCTGGGATGATTCTATTCTTATAGTTACATGTAAAGATGAACCTACAGTTACTTGAGAACTCTTCTATGAATCCTCTTAATGCAGGTTGAACTGAATCTGCGGATATATAATCTGCTTCATCTAGGATGACAACCTTAGGGCCACCCTGTAGTGACATAGTCGATGCAAAGTTCTTTATCTTCGTTCTAAGCGTGTCTATGAGTCTACCCTCATCACTACCATTGATTACGATAAAGTCTGCGCCTAACTCGTTACAGAGTGCTTTAGCGATGGTTGTCTTACCACATCCTGCAGAACCACTAAGTAGGAGATTTGGAATCTCTCCTTGCTTTACGAATTCTTTGAATTGGTCTTTGTATTGTTGGGGTAGGATTGTATCTTCGATATTTTGTGGACGATACTTTTCCACATATAAAAATTCTTCTGTCATATTATCTCATTATAAAAAGGACAAAGAACCCCGCCGAACTTTGTAATATGTCCCACCAGTAGAATGATGAGTTGGGACAATCCCGTGGGTTTCTGAAGACTAGATGAACCCACAAATCTATTTATGTCTTATGACCCGTATTTTGAATCGGGTTCTAATGCAATAAAGTATTCTAAGGCGATGTCTGCATTATTAAAATGAGATATCCCTTTAGAAGATACTGATACATTATAGTTTCCTGTAAGGATTTTAAGATTTTCAATCTTGAAATTCATAGAATACTTAGTTCCATCACCTTCACTCACTACTCGTGAGAAAGTATTTGAAGCTGCATTCTTCTTGTCCTTAACAGTCAATGATACAGTTGTGCCATCAGATTCAAGTACTAAGTCATTCACACCTAGAACACTTGATGCTTTTTGCAAGTCTGTCAACAAAGTCGATGTGACCTTGAATTCAATTTCTGCATCTGGCATTGTTATCATTTTATCGGGTGCAATGACCATACCTTCAGATGCATAATAGTATGCCATCTTTGAGTTGGGGTCTACAATTTCCAATGAAGAATCACCAAACTGAAAGTCGGGGTCTTCCATCAGCGAAGTTGCACCTAGGAATTCAGGCAGGTTGTAAATTGAAAAGTTCTTTGGGAACTCCTCTGATACAGTAGCCACTGCAAGAATGTTTTTCATATTAGAAATAGTCTCTAACCTATTTCCCTCTTTTACTCTAATACCCGAGTTAATGGTTGAGAAGTTTTTTAAGACATCTCTCGTGTCGTTACTGATTTTCATCACTGGTTTTTCTCCGTTTTATCGTGGTTATTTAATGCAAGAAATCCGTAATGGATAACTTTCAAAAGGTCGGCACGATTCTTCCCACCCTTCTTCCCATACCTTTGGGCATACTTTAGTATATTACCTATACAAAATCCTTCACCATGTCCTGCGTCCATAATAAATTCGGTTGCTTGGTACTTGTTTAAACTGTAATGTTGGTCATAAGTCGAGTCAACATAATCAGTGAACTCCTTTAAGAGTTCACCTTCGTTATACTTGTAATCAACTGATTTTGACTTGTTAAATAATCCCATATTAGTCATTATACTCTGAAGTCTCTGATTCGTCTAGAGGGTTTTCAGCATTCATATCAACCCCTGCATCTATCTTAGTGTAGAGGTCAAGGATTGAATTCCTAGTCTCTTCATCGAACCTAGAGATACACATTGTGATTGACTTGAGTTTGTCATTGAACATTCTGTATGCATTGACAATGTGAACAAGTCTTCTTGTAGTAACCACATCATCGATTGCACCTTCGTAGAATGACTTTCTGATTATGTCAGCCCAGTCAACTAGTTTCTCACAGAATTCGTTATCGACTACACCAGTCAATTCCATTTCCTTCTTAAGGATAGACCTTTCAGTTTTCACTGGTGGGTATTCCTGTTGCATGGTGATTGCAAATCTTTCCAACATTGCCTCATTCATGATTTGAGTCCCGATGAATTTACCATCGTCTGACCCTTGACCTTTTGTGTTTGCAGTTGCAAGAACTGTGAAACCTTCTTTAGGTGAAACCCACTCACCAGTCTTTTTGATAAAGTATCCTTTACCTTCTAGAACTGATTGTAGACACATCAACTTGTTAGAACCTAAGTCCACTTCGTCAAGAAGTAACACGGCGCCTTTTCTCATTGCCTTAATAACTGGGCCTTCTCTAAACATGATGTCACCACCCTGTAAAGTGTGACCACCCATTAGGTCGTCTTCATCGGTCTCGATAGTAATGTTAACTCTGTAACACTCTCTCTTCAACTGAGCACAAACTTGTTCAATCATTAATGTTTTACCATTACCACTCAACCCAGTCACAAAGATTGGGAAGAACATTTTAGACTTAATGATGTTCTTGACATCTTTAAAGTGTCCAAAAGGAACATAGTTACTCATTTTTTCGGGAATGATTTTGACGTTGTCAAGTGAGTTGACAGACGATGTTTTAGCTGCAACAGGCATTCTATTTTGAACACTTAGTGCAGGTATTGGAGCAGAGATTGGGGTTACATTACCCTCGTCTCCGTATCCACCATTGTAACCACTTACCACTGCATGTAGATTAAAGATACCATTATCTTTAAATCCATATCTAGAAGACTTAACCCAATATGGCATTCCACCAATATCTTGAAAGTCTTCCTTAACAAAGGATGTTTGGTTAGGATAGGTTTTCGTAAGAGTTTCTAAAAACTCCTTCCTATCGGGTGTGAAGTGGAAGTCCTTACCATCAATTGATATTGACTCACTTCTATTATAGGTTCTTTGATTTTTCATATTTGTCTCCGTTAAAATCATTTATTTTCTCATCTTGTATAGTATACCAAAAAGTGAGGCCCGTTGTCAAGTCTATTTGCATACTTGCAATAATTTTTGTATTGAATTTTCGATTGGTTTCTCTTTGGGGTTACCATTCTTGTCCATGTTTAAGTGTCTTTCATAAACAGCTTCACCTTGATTAGTCCAAACTCTGAATGCCATACACTCCACGAATTCTTCTGCACATTGTTTTTGTCTAGGACAATCAAACTTCTCACAAGGTGATGGGCCGACATCCATAACTGCATCTGCAAATGCACTGTAATCTGTATTGTGGTTTATGTAATATTGTTCGTCTACTCTAAGTAATTCCATTATACTAATTCTCCCATAATAAAGTTTAGGTCATATGACTTATGAAGTAGTGTCACTTCGAATGTGTCTAGCACAAAGTCGTGTTCTACAAGATAAGGTGCATCAATACCTTTGGTTTCTTTCAGTAGGTCAATCCTATATGTGAAATCTTTATATTGATTTCTGTCCAATGTGAATGTTTCATTCATCATATTTTTACTTTCTATTTGCATTATGCAATCTCCTTTATAAATTCGTTAGTTAAAAATCTTGAAGTCGTTTTGGTTTTTTGGTTTCTTTTGAAAGCAGCCATTAGTGATGACTTCTTTGCACCAATGAACTTCTCGTCTAATTCGTCATCCCCATCTACTGCAAGTGTTGAAGAAGCAGTCAAGAATAATTTGTTCCAACCGTGACACTTAACTGCAAGTCCTTCTTTTCTGATAGACTTCCAAGCAGTGTCATAGTCACCGAACCCAAGTTGAGGAAGACTGTGTAGGTCTCTCTTCTTCTCGAAGACAAAGTATCCAGTAACAACCACACCAGTCTCTTTTGAAATCCAGTCCAGTAAGTTCTGAGTAGTTTCAAAACCATCTCTGCCGTATGCAGATTGGTCTGAGTAAGTGTATAACTTTTTAGAGAATGGGTCTTGGAACTTTCTAATAGTTCTTATTCTTGACCATCTGTATCCATCTATTTCCATAGAACTTTCTTGTTCGTTTTGGTCTACAGTCTCTTGAGTCTCTTTATTAAATGCCTCTGACTGGTGAGAAATTCCATCAGTGATTACTGTAAGAATTGATTTCTCAACATTGTACATTTTGTTAAACTTAACAAGTTCAGTTCTCATTGCAACTAGTGAATGGTCAAGTGGTGTTCCACCCAGTCTATATCTCTGAGGAACGGCACCTGTTTCTAAATTAACCCATCTGTCTATTTCGTGGTTATCAATACCATCGAACCATGCATTCCATTTTACTAGGAACTTCTCAAATCCTCTGTAAGAACCTTGATTTGCAAAGTAGTTATTCCACATACTTGAAACATTAATCAAGTTTTGGTTGTAGTCTTTAGTAGACATCTCGTTTGAGAATATTTCTAATAGAACTGATTCGTCTAACTGTCTGAATGCATTGTCTTGAACACTGTAACAATCTGAGAAGAGATACACTCTGTGAGGTATTCCTGCTTTTCTGCAGAATTGCACTAGGATAAGTGTTTGTTCTAAAAGGTCACACACTTGTCCGTGGATTGAACCACTCCAATCAAGTAAAACATTGACACCGTGGTTTTGTCCATCGGGAATCATTGTAACCTTCTTAAATACATCATCAACAATCTGATACTTTGCAAGTTTGTTCATATCTAACTTACCAGTTTTACCAGTCATTGCTTTAGAAGCCTGCAATGCAGTTTGCTTCATCTCAAATTCTTTTGCCATGTGGTTGACAAGTTTAGTGTTTTTATCAGTCAAGTTCTTTGCAGTTCTTTTTGCCCTTAGAGACATTTTTGCAACTCTTTCCTTATTGTAACTTGAATATCTGTCATCTGCATCCTCTTCTTTATTCCAAAGGTCTTTTTCCCAGTCTTGGATAATTGTTTTGTAACCAACTACCATATCTGAGTAGTTATTATTCTTATCATATTTTGATTTTAAATCAATCAGTGACACTATGATATTTTCTTCTGAAATGAATTGTTCTTCATTGTTATGAGCTGCATGTTCAGTGATAGACTCTCTAGCACCTTCTTCATCATCATAGTCTGAAGTCTCACCTTCACCACCATCTTTACCAGTAGTCTTTACTTGTTTAGTTGACTCTGACACTTCTTGTTCTTCACCTTGACCATCGGTAGCACCTTCGTTTTCTTCTAAGTCGGGAAGGTTGTCTTCGTCTGATTCTTCCCATCCGCTACTGTCTTCTTCTTCGTCACCTTCGTCATCTCCGTCTTCGTCACCATAGTCTTCGTCTTCGTCTTCGTCTTCACCTAAGTCAAGTGTCTGAGGAACTAATTTTTCGTCCTCTTCAGTTCTTTTTTCGTTCTCTTTAGAATACTCGTAAATTGCAGTTGCACATTCGACAACTTCTTCCCAAGTCTCACATGCCATTGCTTGGTCAAGGAATTCTTGTTCTACTTTAGTTAACTTGATTGCAACTCTTGAACCAACCTTAGTGATAAGATTGATTTTGTCAATTAGTGAAAGTTCCTGTAAGTCCATCTTTGCAATTCCAAAGAAGTCAATTTCCATCAACTCGTTGTAAGCAGTGTAGAATGATTTTCTAAGACCTTGATATTTCTCTCTGATTTTTCTTTCAATCCTAACGTCTTCGACAACATTAAGATATCCTTTAAGTGTTTTGTTTTTTGTTAATGCACTATGCACACCTTCATATGGAGTGTGTAATGCATGACCAACTTCGTGACCCATGAACAAGTCGTATAACTCGTTTGAGATATCGTCTTTAAGAATAGGACAACATAGTATTCTATTCTTCATATCGAAGTATGCAGTAGGCACCTTCTTATGTACGATGGTTAAGTCTTCAGTCGCCATTAGTTTGGCAAGTTGGTCTTTTTGATTTCTGATTTGATTTGTCATATTTTAAGTATTTCCCGATTCAGACTATAGTATACCAAAAAGTGGTACCCATTGTCAAGTTTATCTTTTGAGGGTTATGAATTTTCTCCTTGATTTTGAGAACTGTTTCATTGGAGACTTGAAGATTATCTCATCTTTAGTTCCAGTCTTGATATATCCTACGAGTTGTAATTGTTTGTTTACAATGTAAGTGTGATTTGGTATTGAACATTTTGATTCAGACCAATCTGTAATTTCTTTTAAGTAAGTTAGTTCCATTATATTATTACCTTTTGTAAATCGTTAACCCAGTAGCCTGAACATCCGATTGCAGAATTATCACAACCTTGTCCTTCGAAAAACCACTCTATATTAATACCTTTAAATGTTTTATAAGGTAGGATATAAGTCTCGTAAGTAACTTCTTTGCATATATTATATGCTCTTACTAGTATGTCGGTATCGTTGACTTCTTTAACATATCCTTCGAATGTCATACCACTAGTTGTGAACTTGATGCCGTCATCTTGTCCTACTAAATCTTTTACATCTGCTATTCTCATTATGCTATTACCTCTACTGCTTGTTTGAATCTTAAATCTACTAATCTATTGATGAAACCTTTTTCACCACCAGTAGGACTTGGTACTTTTGCAATACCGAATTCTGACTCGATTGCAAATATGACATTCCATATGTCATCCTCTGCAAGGAATAGTACATCATTTAAGATTAGGTCTTTGGTTCTTTTTAGGTTGGTCATGATATCTCCTTTTTTCATTATATACATAGTATAACAAAAAGTGAGGGTCATTGTCAAATTTATTTTCTCTCAGACGAAAAAAAATCCCTTTCAGGATTTCATTTTTACTATCATTTTTGTGGGGTCGTTGTCAAGTCTAGGTGGGCATTGGGCTGTCTTGTTTACGCATATCAAAATGGTCTTCATCAAGGTTGTTAGTCCTATTGTCTGTAAGCATTCTTTCGGGATTTGTTGTGAACCACATTGATATGGTGTGTCTAGAACATCTTCGTACAGTGTTGACTCCATGTTCAAGGTATATCCCTTGGAAAAGAATCCCCTCACACGCTACAGGGGAGTTCTTATACCCCTCGGTAGGAAAGTATGTCTCTCCACCATTGAAGTCATCGTTTAGGTGTAAAATCAGTGTCCATTCACGACTAGGAGTCTCTTCCTCCATGTTGTGCTTCTGTTCTTGATTAGAATAGGTATCTAAATGTGGGGTTTGAACTCCACCAATTTCCCACTCATTGAGAGCAGTCATTTCGGGGTATACAACTTGGTCTGTGGTCTTTCTAATCTCACTAACACAATCATAAGCAATCCGATTAAAGATATCTCTAACCCATTGAGTTTGGATGTGTACTAAGTCGATGGCACGGTAATCAGTACCGTCACCAATACTACGCTTGTGCTTGTGAGTCTTGTGGTAG